GAGGAAACTGAAGTAGTGTTAAATAGTGAACAGGAACCCGTAGAGGAGATTAACGAAATGTCACAGCCAGTAGAAACCCCAGCCGTTATCGAAGCCGCACCAATGGCGCAACCATTGTACGCGCAAGCACGCAGTTTTAAGTTGCCATCGCCTAGCGAATTTATTGCAGCATCTGTAGTTGGCGGTTCAGTGTTTGCAGAATTGAACGCACGTATTCAAGCAGCTGCACCAAACATTACCACCACAGACACCCCGGGTATTTTGCCTGAAATTATTACTGGCAGCGTTTACGATGGGCTTAACCCGATCCGCCCATTTGTTACCGCAATCGGTACTAAGGCAATGCCACAAAGCGGCGCAACATTTCGCCGCCCTAAGATCACGGTACGCCCAACAGTTACGCAACAGCCAACAGGCCAGTTGAATACGCTTGACCCAAGCACCGTGACCGTTGCAAACAACAACGTAAGCAAACTTACATTTGGTACTTACGTAACAATGTCAGAGCAAGATTTAGATTGGACTGACCCAGCCTCAATTAACATCGTGCTTAACCAGTTGGCAATCGCCTACGGCCAAGCAACCGATAACTACGCAGTAGACACTTGCTATGCAGCAATCACACAAAGCGAAAACGTAACCGACAAAACAAAGCCGGGAGACTGGCTAGCAGCAATTTACGGAGCCGCTTATCAGATCAGTTCCACCAGCAACTACTTGCCTACGCATTTTTTCGTAGACCCAACGACGTGGTACCGCCTCGGAAAACTGGTGTCCACAACCGGCGAACCAGCGTTCCCATTTGTTGGCGCGCCAAACATGCAAGCATTTAACGCGCTCGGCACACAGTCAGCAACCTCATGGAACGGCACCCCGTTGGGCCTTACCTTGGTAGTTGATAAGAACATGGCAGCCGACACCGCATTTATCGGCCACGCTGCTGGTGATGCTGCAGGGTTCGAGTTCTATGAACAGCAAAAGGGTGCAATTTCGGTAGACGTACCAAGCACGCTAGGCCGCACAATCGCTTACCGCGGTTACGCTGCAGCGTTTATGGCAGACGCAACCAAATTCTGCAAACTCGTTTAATCGGAAAAGAGGCCAGTTATGGCCGCTTACACGGTCACACATAAACAGTTACTTAGCAATTACGCGGTACTGCAAACTCTTACACCTAATGATTTAGTTGTAGGCGGAACCTTTACGGTTGGTTCCGTTGCAGTGCCGTTTAATGGCACGTTCACGGTTTACGATCTACCCGAATATTTGTTTATCGGCGTAGACGATGAGGGCGATTTACTCTTTAACTACGAGATACCTGTACCTAATCAGGTGCTTTACGCTTGCGTAGGTACTGACGTACAGCGCACCGCGTCTACTGGCACGATCACATTTACCGAAACCTGCACATGGATTACAGCCGCACAAATTGAGGACTGGTTAGGCATCGGTACAGCATCGGCGCTCGACACCGCGTTTCTTACGCAGTGCGCGTCAGCTGCCAACAGCCTTGCATTTACGCGACGCCAAGAGGCTGGTTACATTGACAGCCTCACCACGTCACCTAACGGGCAGGTCACCCTCGGCGCCATTTCCCTTGGCGGTTTCTTTTATCGCCAACGGGGAGCCATAACGGATTTTGCCACGTTTGATGGCATGTCTGCCGGTGCCTCGGTAGGTCTAAGCCCGGCAATTAAAATGCTGTTGGGTATCCCTAAACCAGCGGTGGCATAATGCCCGTTGCCTACACCGATCTATTTAATGAGGCGCTAGACGATCTCGCTGCCACGCTAACCACGGTCACTGGTTTGCAAGTGGTAACAGACCCCCGAAACCTTGTACCGCCATGCGCGTTTATAGACGCCCCCACGTTTAGCGTGTATGGCGGCGGGGGAAACATTGTCCAAATGACCTACACGGTACGCATTATTACCCTTGGCCCGGGCAACCTTGACGCGCAACGCAACCTAATGCACCTAGCCAGTTTGGTGCTAGGCAAAAACGTGGCAGTAACCAGCGGGCGCCCAACTATTGCAATCATCGGCGGGGCCGAAATGCCAGCGTATGATTTAACAATAGAGATGCAAGCCCAAACCAGTTAGGACTAAACCCATGGCATACATAATCATTAGCCCCCGCGTAGGTGTACCCGGTGCCGAGTTTGACGCCGAGGGCGCAGCTGCCAACGGCATTAACGTTGCCGCGCTAGTCGAGGGCGGGTTTATAGAACAATCCACAAACGAAACCACAAAACCTGCTAAAACTAATAGCAAGAACTCAGCAAAGGACTAAAACAAAATGGCGACTTCCACTTACCTCAGCAATCCAAACGTGACCGTTTCCGCAATTTCATTGCAAGACCAATGTCAGGGCTTGGTGTTTACGAGGACTATCGAGGCATTAGAGAGCACCGCCTTTGGGACTGGCTCGCGTTCATACGTGTCGGGGCTCGAGAACTCAACGCTGCAACTTGATCTATATGCGAGTTTCAGCGCTTCAGAAACTTACGCTACTTTAAAAAATTTAGTGGGCACACAGGTAACAGTTTCATGGTCACCATCGGCAACCTCACCGGGAACAGCAACCAACCCAACCATGACCCTTACTGGTGCATACTTGGAAGCCTTGCCATACACATTGGCAATGGGCGCGCTAGGCACCATGAGCGTTACCTTTACCGGTGGCGTTTACTCAGTAGTCGAAGTATAAATTAAAGCCGGCAACGGCCCGACACGAAAAAGGCGCATAATGCAACTGCAACTAAAAGCCACGTTTAACGATGGCAGCACGCACGAAGTAACTACCAACCTAATGACTATTGTTAGTTGGGAACGCAAATTTAAGCGCAAAGCATCCGAGATGGCCCAAGGTGTTGGCGTAGAGGATTTAGCCTATTTGTGTTACGAGGCCACACGGTTTGCAGGTATCACGGTACCGGCAACACTTGACGCGTTTATTACATCGTTGGCGTCTATTGAAGTGGTGGAACAGCAAGACCCAAAAGCCTAAACGGCACGTTGCGTAGAGCGCTTGCCGAGATTTTAGTTGCTACAGGGTTTTGGCCTAGTGAGATATCATTCGAGTTAGACGATATGAACGCCACCATTGAAATACTAAATAAGCAACGTGGCGGTAAGTAATGGCGTCGCGCTCGGCTATCCCGCAAATAGATGGCATTCAAGAGGCGTTAAAAGCGCTTAATGATTTTGACCCACAGTATCGCAAAGAGATTACAAAACAAATACAAAGTACTGGCGCGGTGATCGTGGCCGAGGCCCGCAGCATGGTGGCCAATTTTGATAACAGCAAAGGCACTGGCGAGCCGTTAAGCGGTATGCGACGTGGCAACCTAGTTAAAGGCCGTAACACGTCATGGCGTACCGATCAGGTGCAAAAGGGTTTTAAGGTAAAGGTAGGTGTACGCGCCAGCAAAGAGCGCTACGTAAATTACAACCGCACTACCGATGGCGTGGTAACCCATACCGAACAGGTTGTATATGGAAGTAAGCCATATCAGTTAATGGTTATTCAACAGGCCAACGCAGCTGGCGCAATCTATGACCATGCCGGGCGTAACACTGACAGCATGTTTATTACCAACCTAAACAAAGAGGTAGGCGAGCAACCTCGAGCCATTGACAAGGCCGTAAATAATAACCGTGAAGCCGTGGAAGCCAAAGTAGAGTTAGTAATTAACGATGTTGCCCGGCGCACTAACAGAAAATTAGGGTTTACTCGTGGCAATTAACATACCGATTATTTCAAGCCTTGACGGTACGGGGTTTGCCAAGGCGATTACGCAACTAAAAAAACTTGAGACTAATTCCGAGCGTGCCGGTTTTATTGCAGGTAAAGCATTTTTGCCAGCCGTTGCCGCGCTAGGTGCGCTTACCGCTGCAGCTGGTTACAGCGTTAAAGCCGCCATAGAGGACACCGCCGCGCAAGCCCAACTAGCAAAGACATTGCAAAACGTCGTAGGTGCAACCGACGCACAAATTAGCGCTACCGAAAAGTCCATTAGTTCTATGGCCATGGCTACCGGTGTTGCTGACGATCAGTTACGCCCAGCGCTTGCCTTACTTGTATTAGGTACGCAAGACCTGGCAACCGCTAACGACGCGCTTAATTTGGCGCTTGACGTGTCGGCAGGTACGGGGGCTGATTTAACGACAGTTAGCGACGCGCTATCCAAGGCGTATGGTGGAAATTTT